AAGGCCGAATTCCTTTTCCGACGGCGTGAGAGCCTTCATCACAGGAGCGAGTAGCGCGGCGATAAACGCGTTCGCGAGTACCTCGGGATCGGTAATACCGGAAAGGTAAAGAGTACCGACGCAAGCGACGGCGGCGCGGAGGTAAGAAGAGGCGGCGGCTTTTAGTTTCGGATTCATCTTAGGCGTCCGCGAAAGTTTTAACCGAGAAGGTAAAGGAGGGAGTCGCCCCGCCGATCGTATATACGACGCGGAGAGTATCCGTAAAAGGCGTCGATAGACGAATAATCTCTTTAGTCGCGCTAACCGCCTGAGCGAAAGTCGCGATAGTCGCGTATGCGGTTCCGTCCACGGTGTCTTGAACGACGACATCTAGCGTAGCTCCTACGCCGGCGGCGTTAGTTACTTCGAGCTGGAGAACTAGATTATTCGCCGCCGCGAAGCCGGATACTCCCGCCGCCGAAGCGGTCGCGGTACGGGCCGCCGAAGCGAGAAGGGTGATCGTACTCGCCGGAGTGTTCGCTTGCGTTATGTCGCTCATGACTTTAGTCCTAACTTCTTAATAAGCGCGGCCGCCTTGACCGCGTTTAGATTTACTTCAAAGTGCATTTCATCTTTCCGTCCCGAGTAATCCCCACCCCAGCGAAGGCCATATTTTCTCACTAAAGCTCGGAGCATAGGTACTTTCGACGCGCTAAAGGTCTCGACTTTTCCGAGAGGGTGCTTAATCGAGTTGAGGTCGATCGCCGTCCCGGAACTATGGTTCGAAAGCTTTCCCGGTACGCCGCGAACATCGCGGAAGGCGTAACCCCAGTCGTCGAGAGTTCCGTTATCTATTTCCTCTATAAGTTCGTGAAACTCCGAAGCGAAGCCGATTAAAAGAGGCGCGATAGATTCGGCACACCGCATTTTTAAATCGGTTCCCGGAACTTTAAAGGACTTTATTCCTATTTCGGCCTGATTCGCCGAAGCCGGGTATCCGTTGGAAGAAGTTAGCATTTAACTAAGTAAAAGCGTCGCTTCATCGGCGGTGAGACCCAGGCGCTTTAGTAAAGCGGCTTTATCGCTCGCCGCTTTAGCCTCCAGCACGGCCTCCGCTTCTTTCGCTAGAAGATTATCGGCCCAGGCTGAAATAGTCGCTTCGTATTCTGCCGCGTCTAAATCCGTGTATCCGTTTTCTTCATCGCCTGTTTTTAATGTTGGATATTGTGTTTTAAATTGAGAAATGAACTCCGCTTTAGTTGTCATTAGTTAGCCAATCCATAGACTGTAATCGTGCCCGAAATCGTGCCCGAGGCTGGAGTAATAATAAATCCATCTACAACTCCAGTATTACCAACTGCGCCAACAGTCAATACGCCGTATGCGCTTCCGCTTGAACCTATACCGCCGAAGGCGGCCCGTTCGCTTGCATTACCCACGGCAGTAAATAAAAGATTTAAATTAGTACCTATGGAAGCCGCCCACGTGCCTACATTGACACTTGCCGCATTATTAGAAAGAACATTAGTGGATCCGCCGGTGTAGTCTGTCTGGTTAGATAGGCCGTAATTGTTTGCTATGGTAACGCCTGCCACTCGTAATCGAATGTCCACGGCTACGGTGCCAGAACTTGTACACCCATTAAAAACCACCATATATTTTTTATATGTTGAAGTAAAAACTCCGTCGAAAGTAGTCCCGGTATTAGCGACGGCGGCAAATGTAGAGGCCTGAACTTTAGTAAGGCCGCTTGTACTGGCCGCCGCTCCCTGATACTTTTGCCAAATAGAAACTCCGGCGCTCGTAAAGTAGAGGGTTCCCGAATCGTACTGAGCAAGAACTAAACTTGACGCCGTACTTACCGTCGCGGTTCCGGCCGTAATCGTACAGGCGCCGGCTCCGATGTTAGTTATAAATAAAGTATCTCCGGCCGCGAATAACGAAGTATTAACCGTTATCGTCGTCGCTCCCGCGTTTGACATCGTTATTCGCGTTCCCTTATCGGCGGCGACTAATACATAAGAAGCGGTCTTCGCGCTCACCGTCTGGTTATAGTCGTTCGTCTGGAGATTATCCATTTCGGTCGAGGTTAAAACCTGACCGGTAACGAAATCCTGTATCGCCATTTATTCTCTCTCTTTCTTAGTCAATAGGATAGGACATTACTATCTAAAACTCCCCAAACGGGGTCGTCTAAAATAAACGCGTCGATGATAGGTTCCAGCGTCGTGAAGGTAGTCCTCCAGGAATTAGGTGTGACCGTATGCGCGACTCCGAAAATCTGAAGCGTCTTCGATAAGGAGCTACTTCCCGGCTGAGTCGTCGTAATCGAAACCTGGTCGAAGTAGTCTAAACCGAGAGCGGCGGCGATTCCGGCGGCGTAGTTTTCCGTGTTTAGATCGAGGGTAATTGCGTCACAACGAATAGAAGTAAAAGCTCGGGAGGCTACATAGGCGCGAGCGTAATCGAGTGCGGTCGCGTCCGTTTCCATAAGAAGATTCTGCTGGTTATAAGAATGTAAAAAATAGAGCGCGATCGAATCCGCGTTAGTCGCCGTCTGAACGCTTCCGCCGCTCCTCGAAACCTGCGCGGAGTTATAGACGAGAACATCGTTAAGGATCCAGAGCGCGTTTGAGTATCGGATTCCCGTCCCGTCCTCGTTAAATACGGTCGGAGTTCCGGTAACGCTTCCGGCGGTAACGCTCCGATCCTGAAACACGAAGGAGCCTGTCGCGTCGATGTATAAAGCACCGTACTCCGAGAGTTCAACCGTCTGGAGAGCCGCGAGACTCGTCCTAGCGGTTCCGGGATCAGCCTGCATAGTTGTCCTACCCGCGTCTATATCCCTCATCGAATTAGGCCACTCGATAGTGTTTAGAATTTGATGAACTCGGGTTCCAGATAAATCCCCGGCGGAAGCTCCGGCGACCGTAGAAATCTGAGCCATAGTAGCGAGTCGAAAAGCGTCCACGGCCGTGATTGTGGTATAAACGACATCGACGGCGTTTAACGGAGTCGTCGTCGAATAGCCGGTTATATATCCCGAAAACATGGGATAAGTGATTCCCGCCGAAGTTCCGGAGATAGTCACTTTTCTCATAGGATCAAGAAGCCCGTAATAAGGCCCCGATGTGTTCATCGGATTGAAGTCACCGTTCTGATCGACAATTCTGAGAGTGAGAGTCCCCGTCTGAAACTGGTCGCTCTGCGCGTTTCTACCGCGAGCGATTTCGACTCTATCGACCTGCGAAGATACATCGACGATGACGGAAGTTGAGTCCGCGAGCGCGTTAATATCTAATCGACCGATGTCTAAAATCATCGCGGGAGCAAAGCCGGGGCCGGTCGAAAAGTTTATAACCGCGTTAATAACCGGCTGGCTCATTAAATCGCTCCGGCGTAGTCGAGATTATTTCCGAATCGGTTGTTATTCTGAATCGCTTTCTGTACCGCTCGCGCGAATTCTTCGCTGGAGGTCGTACTTATAGGAGCATTAAAGTTAAGGACTATCGTCGAATCGTTACTGCTAGCCGTACTCGTTCCCGCGCTATCGGGCAGAAGATTTATAAACCCGCTCCATTCCTCACCCTTCGGCATAGTAGGAAATTCTGGAAGCGGTGTAAAAGGAGTTACGGAGGGGCCGCTCTTAGGCGTAACGATTGTCGGGACGCCTTTAGCCAGAGTCGCGAGATAAGTCTCTAAAGCCGCCTGTTTTATATTATCCGCCGCCGTCTGCGCCGCGCTTATTTTCGCGATACTCGCGAGACGCTGGATAGTTAGTTCCTGATCCTGTAATTTCTGCGAGTAAGTCGAAAGCGCCGCGAGTCCTCCGGCGTACTTTATCGCGTCGTTATATCGAGTCCAGGCGGCGGCTCTAGCGTTATCTTTTTCGGCGTCGCTCATCTTCGATTTAGAGATTGCGTCGAGTTCCGCGAGAAGCGTCGTATTTATAGAACTCAACTGCTTTTCCGAAATAGTTTTAACGCCGGAAAGCTTCGCCATATCGCTATTCGCCTGCCACGCCGCTAACTCTTTCATCTTAGCTAGAACGAGATCCGCGTCGTCTAATTGGATCGCTCTTAATAATTCGAGGCGGAGTCGAGTTTCTTTATCGACGGACATCTTTAAGGCGGCGACGATTCCGATCTGTTCTAAATCAAAGAGAGCGTTTCCTTTAGCGAGAGTTTTTTTATCCGCCGCTAGCTTTCGCGCCGCCGCTTTTTCCTGCGCCGCTAACTTAGCCGCCGCCGCTTTATCAGCCGCTAACTTCGTCGCGGCGGCTTTAGCCGCGTCTTTCTCGTACATCGTTCCGTAGATTCCGCCGTACTCCTGCGGCCCTCTAGCTTTATCTAAGGCGTTAATTTTATCGTAAGTCTTTTTAAAGTCTTTAAAGGCGTCGAAGTTTCCCGTCGCTAAATCTAAAAGGGAAGGCATGGCCGCCATTATCTGGAGTTCGCGACCTACCCAAACGATAAAGTCTTCCGTTCGTTTCGCGAGCTTATCTATATCCGAGATCGCTCCCTCGAAGTTCCCCGCGCTAGAAGCCTCCGTTAAAGCCTGAACGAGTCCTTTTCCTATCGTTTCGCTCGCGTTAGCGGCGGCGACATTTAGACGATCCATAGAGCCGGAATAGCTATTAGAAGCGGTTAAAGCCGCTCCCGTCGTAACGGTCGAAATCCTCTTTAGAATATCCTCGAAGCTCATCGCGGAGAGTTCGGCTTTAGTTAAGCCCGTCGCGTACTTTATAAGACCTCGGGTATTTCCCGCATAGGCCTTAGCGAGATCTCCCGCCGTCGAAACTACGCTCTCCCCGGAGAAGGCCGCTAAATCTAGGGCCGATTTAAGAAGATCCTGCGAAGCTACGACATCGCCTGTCGTTGTAAGCAATTTCTGGAACGCCGGACGAAGTAAATCATCGAGGACGCCGTATTGAGCCTCCATAGTTCCGATGAAATCTTTCACTCGTTTATCCGCGAAATGGAGTCCTAAATTATCGAGCGACTTACTAAGAATCTTCGCGGCTTTATCGTCAGCGACGAAAGCCTTAACGGAGGCCTTTCCGTACCGGATTATCGAGGCCGTACCTAAAGCGAGCCCGAGACTAGAACCGACGCGGAGCGCGGTCTTTCCGAAACTCTTTAATCCTTTATCGGCTTTCGTTAATCCTTTCGCGTCGAACTCCGTGAGGAACTTAATTCCGATCGTCATTCGATATTACCTCCGAACGCTTTAATCGAGTCGAGTCTCCCCTGAGTAATATATTCGACGCGTTTCATACCGGCGATTATAGACTTAATAAAGCGTCCGTTATCGTCTTCGACCGCTCTAAAGATTAACCGGCCTTCCTTCTTACCCTTAATCTGTCGCTGATTGTCCTGTTTATCTATTTCGTCGATAAACCAGGCTCCGGCTTTCGGGTTACGCGAATGCGATACTTTTCGATTACCCGGAGCGGCGCTAGGGCCTTCCCAGGGTAAGCCGGTCGGATTTATTCGTCCCGCCGTTTCGTAGATAGCTCCCGCCGCCGATTTATTTCGGAGTTCGTAGAGAGTTCGAAAACCTCTCGAATTAGTTTTAGAAAAGCCAGTATCGTAACTTATTCCGCTCTTAACCTCTCCCGCCTGATATAGCGGAAAGGAGCGCGTAGAGAACGCCGAAGTCTGCGCCGTAATCTTTCGGCCTTTAGAAGTTATCGCCCAGCCGTGTAAGTTCTCCGGAAGAGTACTAGGAGCGAATCCTCTCGCGACTCTTACCATAGCCTTTAGTCGATCTCGCGCGTCCCGGTCGATTTCCCTCTTTAGATCCGGAGCGAACTTAGCGAGAGCGCGCCGGGTTTCTCTAAGGCCTTTTACTTCGACGGGCACGTTTCGCTCCTTCCGCTCTCGACTTTATAACCTGTAAAACCGCCGCGAACATTCGAGGATCCCATTCGAGAATCTCGTTTGGCGAGATATGGAGTTCCACCGCTAGCGAGGCCACTAGATAGGTGAAAGACTCCGGATCTATTTTTTTCTAGGTTCCTCATCTAACACTTCGACGGATTCTAACTCGATAAGGAACTCGTCCCCAAAGAGAGGAATCGTTAAACCGGCGCGACGCATACATTCCCAGGCCAGCCAGTAAATATCTCCCTGGCGTTCGTTCTCTCTAAACTGCTTATGAATACCGCAGTTAAACTGCTTTTCAAAAGCGTACTCGATCGCCGGAGTAATCTTTAAAATCACGGCCTCCCCAGAGGCCCTAGTTATTTTGAGGCTAGCCATTTTTTTATCCTTAGAACGCGACGGAAGGAGAAACTACAAGAGCCGAATTAACGGTAAAGGAAAGAGAAGAAGCGGCTTCATCGGAGACGCCTCCCGATCCTAATGGAGTGAGGTTATTAACGAGAATCGAAAACTGGTAGCTCGGATTAGTCGCGCTAACGACGGTTCCCTTAACCGTAATTAAAGAGACCGCGAGAGTCGTACCGGCGGCGGCGTTTAAAGTAGCCATAACGGAAGCGGCGTCCCAGTCGTTAAAGAAGTCGATCGAAAGCGTCGCGGCTTGAAGACCGGCGGCGAAACGATGTGAGGTATCACCCATCGCTGTTACTTCGAGTTCGTCGAAGACCTGCGTTAAAGTAATCGCGGAAACTAGTGATGAGATGTCAATGCTTGGAACGGTAGGAGCGGCCGCAGTAGCGAGTTTAACGCCTACCTTATTATTCAGATATATAGTCATTTTTTATTCGCTTTCTTCTTCGGTAGGAGCGGGTGTCGCTTTTC